CAACAACGCATACCTCGCCGGCATGGCTAGCACGCTGGCCTCCGACCTTGTTGGCACAGGCCCTCGTCTGCAGCTGGATTGCGGCCGCGATGCCGACGCAGATGCCGTGCGTCGCGTCGAGGACGCAGTCTTCGAGTGGTTCCTGTCGATCGACATGGCCCGCAAACTCCGCATCGCCAAGATCAGCAAGGTGACCGACGGCGAGATTTTCGCGGTCGAGACGACCAACCGCCGCCTCCGCGGCGTGCAGTTGGACGTGAAGCTCGTCGAGGCCGACCAGGTCGCCAGCCCGGTGCCGGTGATCGATCCGACCAGCGTCGACGGCCTGCGTTTCGACGAGGATGGCAACGTCTCCGACTACTACGTGCTCAAGCACCACCCGGGGGCCACGGTCGCCGGATGGGTTGGAGACGGCCGGTGGTACTCGGCCGACAACGTGCTGCACTGGTTCCATGCGTTCCGCCCGGGCCAGCACCGTGGCGTCGGCGAGGTCGTGCCGGCCCTCGAGCTCTTCGCCATGCTGCGGCGTTACACGCTGGCCGTGGTGACGGCGGCCGAGACGGCCGCGGACTTCGCCGCGATCATCAAGACGAACCTCCCGGCCGACGGCATCGCCACCGCCCAGCCTGCGTGGGAAACCATGCCGCTGATGCGTGGTATGGCCACGAGCATCCCCGACGGCTGGGATGCCCTGCAGATGAAACCGGAGCAACCGACGAGCACCTACTCGGAGTTCGTTCGCCGTCTGATCAACGAGATCGCTCGCTGCCTGAACATGCCGTACATCGTGGCTGCGATGGATTCATCGGCCGCGAACTACTCGAGCATGCGTGGCGACTACCTCGTCTACCGCAAGCATCTGCAGTGCGAGCGGGTTGACCTTGAGCGGGTGATGCTCGACCCGCTCGTCGGGAAGTGGCTCGACGAGGCAGCCCTCGTGCCGCGGCTCATTCCAGACGGCCTTCCGCCGATGGCCGAATGGACGTGGCAGTGGACGTGGGACGGGTTTGAGCACGTCGACCCGAAGAAGGAAGCCGACGCAATGGAGACGCGGCTCCGGACGAACACCACAACGCTGGCAGCTGAATACCAGCGGCTTGGTCGTGACTGGAGGCAGGAGCTCGCGCAGCGCGCCGAAGAGGTGGCGCTGTGCAAGGAGCTCGGGCTCTTCGTCGACATGACGCCGGAGGTGAACTACGGCGGAAACCAGGATCCAAACGCAGCGGCCTCGGCCGCGCGACTTGCCAAGCTCGAACGACAAGTGAACGAGATCCAAGACGCAGCGGAGGACCGATGTGGGACTTCGAGGACTGGGACGACGACGACATCGATGGACTGATTGAATTCCTATGAAAAGAATCACCACCGACGCACAGTTTTCCGTATCGACTCCGGCCGTGGCGGCCGACGGCACGACCTCCGGCGGCCTGCCACGGTTTGAGCTCGTCGGCTACACCGGCAGGGCCATCCGGCAGTCGTGGAGTCGCAACCCGCTGGTAGTCGACCTCGCGGGCATGGACACGAACGGCAACGTGGCCGTCATGTACGGCCACGACTACTCGCTTGAGGCGGCCATCGGCCAGGCCGACCGGAAGGACAACTCCGGGCAGGACCTGGTCGTCGCCGGCGACGTGATCGGCGACGGCCCGCTGGTCGAGAAGGTGCTCGGCTATGCCCGGCGTGGCTGGAAGTTCCAGGCATCGATCGGTGCGGACGTCAACCGCATCGAGAACATCGCGCCAGGCGAAATGGTCACCGTAAACGGCCGGGAGTTCACAGGCCCGATCTCCGTGGTGCGTGCGAGCACCCTGCGAGAAGTTTCCGTAGTTCTGTTCGGAGCGGACGCCGCAACGTCCGCCGCTATCGCCGCGGAGGCGACTGGGGATGAGCTCATGGCGGACCACGCCAACGAAACGCCCGACGTCGACCAGAAGGTCGCCGCGGAAGCCACGGCGAGCGTCGCCGTGGGCACTGAGAACACGACCGTGACGGCCGAAAAGCCGGAGGTGTCCGTGGACGAAATCAAGAAGACTCTGATGGCCGAGCTCAAGGCCGAGCTCCTCGCCGACATCCGGGCCTCCCGCCCGGCTGCTCCGGCGATTCATGTCGTGGCGAAGCCCGCCAACGACGTGAAGGTGGTGGAGGCCGCCCTCTGCATGGCTGGCGGTCTGACCGACGTCGAGAAGAAGTATGACGAGCGCACCCTCGAGGCCGCCCACGCCCGTCGTGGCGAGGCGACCCTGTCTCAGGTGGTGCTCGCCGCGGCCCGTGCCAACGGGTACGCGGAGGCCGGCCACAGGATCTCCGAGAGCAACTGCCGTCAGGTGCTGCGTGCCGCGTTCGCGACGCACAGCATCTCGACCATCCTCTCGGCGACCTACGGCAAGTTCCTCCTCGACGGTTTCACGGCCGTCGAGCAGAACTGGGACGCGATCGCCAGCACTCGCAACGTGTCGGACTACAAGTCTGTCACGGGCGTGCGGCTGACGGGTGGCTTTGAGTTTGAGGAAGTGGCCAACGACGGCGAGCTCCGCAGCGCGGATGCCGGCGAGGAAAGCCGCACGATCAAGGCCAAGTTGTACGGCCGGCTGTCGAGCATCTCGATGGTCGACCTCGTGAACGACGACCTGGGTGCTCTCACCCAGGTGAGCTCGCGGCTCGGCTACGGTGCAGCGATCGGCCTCAACAAGGCTTTCTGGACGGAGTTTGAGGCGTCGAATGCCTCCTACTTCGCGAAGGAGGCTGCGGCTGCTGGCAATGCGTTCTCGCTGACTTCACTGCGGACGGCAGCCACCGGCTTCCGGAAGCTGAAGAACGCGGACGGCAACCCGCTGGGCGTTCCGCCGAGCGTGCTGCTGGTGCCGGCCGAGCTCGAGATCCCGGCTTCCGAGGTCATGTCCTCGAGCCTCCTGATCACCGGCTCCGACACGGTCCGCGGCAACGCGAACGTGCTCGCCGGCCGGTATCGCGTCGTGAGCTCGTCCTATCTGTCGAGCGCCACCACTTGGTGGCTCGCGGCGGATCCCCGGGCGGTCCCCGCGATGGAGGTCGCGTTCCTCAACGGTCAGCGGCAGCCGATGGTGGAGTCGGCCGACGCCGACTTCAACACCCTCGGCATCCAGGTCCGCGGCCACTGGTCGTGGGGCGTGGCCAAGGCCGAGAAGAACGGCTGCTACCGGATGGCGACGTCCTGAGCGTGATGCAAACCGTTGCCGGTCGGCGGCGTGCCCAAGCGCCGCCGACCGGCATGACGATCTAAACAGTTTCCATTTTCAAGAAAGAGGTGATCCGTGGCTTTTGAATATGACGGCGACAAGATCCGCTACACGCCCACCACGGGCGTGGCGGCGGGCGAGGCGGTGGTTGTTGGTTCGATCGTCGGCGTGGCCTCGCGGCCCATCGCAGCCAACGAGCTCGGAAACCTGAACGTGGAGGGCATCTTCTCGATCCCGAAGCCGACCGGCGCCGGGACCGACTACGCCCAGGGCAGCAAGGTTTCGCTCTACAACGGCCAGGCCGTGACAGGTGCTACCGGCACCGCGATTGGCTACGTGGCTGCGAAGCCCGCGACGACCGACAACACGGTTCAGGTGCTGCTGGTTCCTGGTGCCTGACGTCCCGCCTCGGCGGCTCTAGGGGCCGTGCGGCTTGGCAATCTTGCCGGCCGCACGGCCTCGGTGGCTCTATTTGGAGTTCGACCTCTCGCTGGTAACACGCAGTCATGCAGGACCTCATCTCGCAGGGCGCAGCGTGGTTCCGACAACAGGCCGACCGGCATCTTTCGGTGCAGGTGGAATACAAGAGCACGGGGTCGGTCGTGCCCGTGTCTGTGCCGGCGATGGTCGGCATGACGCGTCACGAGTCGATGGACCAGGCAGGCTCGATCACACGCATTGAGAGTCGCGACTTTTTCATCTCGACCGACTACCTGTCGGCCGTGCCGAAGAAGGGCGACCGCGTGATCGACGCCGACGGCACCGTGTACGAGGTGTTCGCACCATTCAGCGGCAACGCGTGGGTGTGGGCCGACCGTCAGCAGAAGATCAGAAAGATCCACACGCAGCTGGTGCCATAGTGCCCTACTTCGCCATACAATCACCAACGAGCGGAAACGCGACGCAGCTGCAGGGCCGCACGGTGTCGGCAACCGGCCCGACCGGCGGCCAAGTGCTGACGTGGGACGGCTCAAGTTGGGTGCCGCTCGCCGGTACGACCGGACCGACGGGTTCTCCTGGTGCCGATGGCCGCATGATCTATAGCGGCTCCACGGGACCGTTCGCCGGCCTCGGGCGCAGCGGCGACTACTACATCGACTTCACTTCTGGCGTGCTCTACGGCCCGAAGGCCAACAACGCGTGGGGCGCCGGGCTGCAGCTGCAGACCGGTCAGCAGGGGCCGACGGGACCGGCTGGTGTTGGGGCGACGGGACCCACCGGAGCGGGCGTCACGGGTCCGACTGGTTACACGGGTCCAAGCGTCACCGGGCCTACCGGGGCGGCGTCAAACGTCACAGGGCCTACTGGCAGCACCGGTCCAAGCGTGACGGGGCCGACTGGCAGTACGGGTGCCGCTGGCGTGACCGGCCCAGCAAACTCTATTTCGATTGGTACTGTGAGTGCGGGTGCGATCGCGGCGGCCAGCCTGAGCGGTTCGCCAGGGGCGCAGCTGCTGTCGCTGTCACTGCCCTACGGCCCGCCTGGAGT